CAGGATCTAAATCAAGAAGAGTTCTTTCTTGAACAGGTAGGAACCTTCGATAACACAACTGGAGTTCTTGACTCCAGTACTTAACACTCGTAAACTAAAAGCCATAGGGGAACTTATGGCTAATCAATTCAATAATGTATCCAAACTACGACCGGGACGATCCGTCTTCAATCTCTCATACGAAAAAAAATTTAACTGCGACATGGGCCAACTTATTCCGGTCGCTTGCGACGAAGTAGTTCCCGGTGATAAATTCAGAATTTCAAACGAGGTCGTCATTAGATGGCAGCCGCTCATCAAACCCATACTCCACGAAGTAAATGTATTCACTCATTATTTCTTCGTACCTTACCGTCTGCTCTGGAATAACTCAGACACAGACTCTTGGGAAGCCTTTATAACTGGCGGACCAGACGGAACCCTCGAACCAACCTTACCACAATGGCAGGCAGCACCACTAGAAACAGCCGTAGGCACTCTTTGGGATTATCTCGGATTCCCAATAGACCTTACTGCCAACTCAGATAATGGAAACTCTCCAATAGTTTTTCCTAAACGCGCATATAATCTGATCTATAACGAATATTATCGTGATCAGACACTCCAAGAGGAAATTTCTCTGGGAAATTATCTAATACAATTCCGCGCATGGGAAAAAGACTATTTCACCTCTCTACTTCCTTGGCAGCAGCGATCCCCTATCGCACCGTCTCTGCCAATAGTAGGAACAACTACAGCCGAATTTACAGGCCCATTTCCACAAACTCTAAATTTAAGAGTAGGTGACGAAGATCAGAACCTACGCGGTGTCCTGGTATCAGGAAACACTAGTGTGGATACCGTACTTACTAACGGCTCTAGTCAATCAACAACATTAAACATTCAAGCGCAGCTAAACGAAAACAATCTTACTAATACAGTAGATCTCGCAGCAGCTTCCTCATTCGATATCGCTGATTTACGCGAAATCGTACAAATCCAAAAGTTCTTAGAACGAAACGCCCGAGTCGGTGCACGATACACCGAATTCATCGGCGCACACTTCGGACCAAGGGTAGCTCCAACAGATGCCCGTCTGGACCGTCCCGAATATATCGGCGGAACCAGGTCACCAGTAATAATCTCCGAAGTACAACAGACATCAACATCAGGATATGAGTCATCTCCAATATCCGAAACACCACAGGGTAACCTTGCCGGCCACGGCATAACAGCAGACCGTAATATGGTCGGCTCATACAAGGCCTCAGAATTTGGCCTTATAATGGGCATAATGTCAGTCATGCCCAGACCCGCCTATCAGCAGGGAATAGATCGACAGTGGCTACACGAAACTAAATACGATTTCTATTTCCCAGAATTCGCCCATCTTTCTGAGCAACCCGTTTTAACTAGGGAACTCTTTGCTACAGATGTGGCAGCAGAAAACAATCTATTGATCGGTTATCAGGGAAAATACGATCACATGCGGGTCAAAAAAAACTTAATATGCGGAACAATGAGAAGTACAGCAGCAGTACCTATAGACTACTGGCACTTAGCTAGACACTTCGATACCGCTCCAATACTAGATGGAACCTTCATATCAACCGGCGACCCCACAAAAGTTACAGGCAATGCACCGTCAGGTACCTTCATACGCAAAGATATCTTTGCCGTAAACGATGAATATGGACTCATCGTAAATTATGCCAATAAAATCAAAGCGATAAGACCTATGCCGGCAGCCTCTGACCCCGGACTTATGGATCACTTCTAGGAGAAACTATGAAGAAATTACCAAAATTAAACACACCATATAACCGCGTTAGATCACAGCCAGAAAAGGCGGGCACAGAAACACAGACGGAAACCCGCGGATACCGATCAACAAAACAGCAGGTAGCTGAATACATGGCAGCAGGATTACAGCTGCAAAACTATCGGAATGAAATGTATCACTTCCCTACACCGGAGGATGTCGATGAGAACTATCATGATCAAACTAAAGACCCCGGATACGACCCAGCAGATGCTACCACAAACTTACGAGCAGCTGAGAAACGCCTTAGAGAACAGGCTAAAGCGAAAAAAAGGGAACCCATACCGGATAATAAGCCGAAGGCAGAACCGGATACAGATACGTCTTCGAAAGAAGAATAAATGGACCCAGTAACAACCTCTGCTCTTATTGGTGCCGGCACATCTCTCGCCGGCACAGCTACAAATCTGTTAATGTCAAAAAAACGCCGTGAAGAACAATATTCACGAGAAGATACAGCGGTACAAAGAAGGGCCTCAGACCTCGAGGCAGCCGGATTATCAAAAACACTCGCAGCAGGCTCAGCAGCACAGGCTCAGACACAACAGGCCCCAAATACATCAGGCTTCTCAGATGCTGGGAAGCAAATATCACAGTTACCACAAGCGAAGGCTCAAGCTGCTGCATTAGAAGCTCAAAAAAATAAGGTAGAGGAAGAAACAGCGGCGTTAAAATGGCAAAATATAGAAGCAGCAAATCGATTTAGGTGGTTAGAAACCGGAGCAACTGACGCCCCACTATGGGGACCAGAAGATAGTAAAGCCGGTCAACCTATGTGGACAAATCGAGAACAACAAAAGTTAAATTGGCAAAGGGAGCAAGATGCCCAATCAAATACATTGGGCTTCTTTAACGAATATGGACTACCCAATCAACCTGGAGTACTCCAATCCCAAACCGGTCAAATACTAATGCTAAATAAAGCATGGTCAAACATGAATGATGAACAACGCCGGCAATTCTTACTTTCATATGGAGCTAAAACACTAGCAGACGTCGTAGCAAATCTATCTGGATCAGCAGCAGGAGCAATCGGACAAAATCTAAAAAGGGACCAAACAATAACTCATATAAGAGGTGGTAAATAAATGGCACGAAAACGGCGCAGAAGAGGAAAAAAATATAGTAAAAGGCGCAAAGGCAAACGTATTCCTAAATACGGTACTTCTCGCGGCGGTATTCGGCTTTAATTCATGCGGTAGCTTTAGCGGTAACTCTCTGTCCCTATCGCATACTAGTTACGGTGGGATAGAGCCCGCTTTTAATATGACATGTACAAAACCTATAGAAATTAACGGTGATCTTACATTTCCATGTGGAAAATGTATGTCATGCCGTGTACAAAGAACCCAAGAATGGAGCATTCGTTTAATGGACGAGGCATCCGCTTGGGAATCATCAATATTCGTAACACTTACTTACTCAGAAGAAGAATTACCCAAAGACCAACTAGTGTCGAAAAGAGACCTACAATTATTCCTAAAAAGATTACGTAAATCTTATCCAACACCTTTAAAATACTACGCCTCCGGAGAATACGGCGAGAAAACTGATCGTCCACATTATCACCTCATAATATTCGGTATGAAATTAACCGATCAAAACTACATAGAAACAGCTTGGAACAAAGGACGCATAGATGTCGGAACAGTCACGATAGAATCATGCCGGTACGTCGCGTCATATATCCAGAAAAAGCTGTATAAAAAGCCAACAGAAAAGAACTCAACAGTCTTTTCATTACAATCTCAAGTCCTAGGTTTAACCTGGGCAAAACAGAATCATAAACAACTGCAACAGCAGGAAAAAACAACTCATTATGGGGTTCCCATGGGAATCCCCAGATACTACGTTAAGAAACTCGAGCTCGATTTATCGAAAAGCCAGAACAAAAGGGTACAGAAGGTAGACGAAGAACTCGCATTAGTACAAAACCAAAATAACGACATCGAAATCTTCGACATCAACCTTCGATCCAAAGTTCAGGCAGATAAGAATATAAGAGCTCGAACTTCACTAAAGGAAAAAAAATTATAAACTCATGCGAAGCATCAGCAATAAGCTGCAGATTGTACTCAATCAAAGCCGACAAGCGGAGCGCGTCAGCTAATTATCAATATGCAAAGTGACACCAATCGTGTCTACTAAACAAAATAAAACTACACACAAAGAACACCTGTTCTCCACACAATCTTCACATAACCAGTGTAATATTAGGTTATGAATAAAGAAGAGACAAAAGACGAACTGTATTTCAATCTTATGGAAGCGGCAAAGCACGCTAAGGAATTAGGCGAAAAAGAGGTTTTTGAAGCCATTATGGAACTAAAATCCAAAGTCGTTAGACTTTGATTGGCTATACTATTATCTTGTTGTTAGTATAGCCAGATGACACCAGTCATCGTAAAAAACAAAAAATAGGGCGAAAAGCAGTAGGACAAAAGGCTAAAGCCTAGTCTGAGCGAGTAGCCCTTTAAAGGAGAAAACATGGTATTCGAACTGTACACAATTAAAGATCTAATAGCCGAGGAATACGGCCCGATCTTTCAAGCGAAAAACAAAGCGGTAGCGGAGAGAAATTTCGCAAACTTGGTAAAGAATCAGGATCTAAATCAAGAAGAGTTCTTTCTTGAACAGGTAGGAACCTTCGATAACACAACTGGAGTTCTTGACTCCAGTACTTAACACTCGTAAACTAAA